CTAAAGCCAACACAGCAGAATTTAATACTGCACAAAGTATTACTGTTAGCACAGCAACAGTTGAAGGACTAGCAGAAGCAATCAGTGACGCTGGCTTTACAAATATTACTGCAAATGTATCAAATGGTTATCTTACACTTACACATAAATTAGGTGGAGAAATTAAAATTATCGATACAAGTGGTATTTTTGACAGTGCTGGATTTACAGGTTGGTCAAGAAATTCATCAACTGGTGTAGAAAGCGGTACTGCTAACTTCTATACTGCTCCGGCAGATGATGACAACACGTTTGTTATTTCTAACTGGAAGCCATTGGTTTATGAAGCCAACGATGAGGCTCCAACTAGCACTCCAGCAGACGGAACACTTTGGTACGACACCAAAGTTGATGAAGTGGACATCATGGTTAACGATGGAACTAAATGGGTAGGTTATCTAAACTATACACCATACGGTGGAAACACTGACCCAGCAGGTCCGATCGTGAGTGCTACAGAACCATCAAAAACAGGTGGACAAAGCGATAACACTGATCTAGTAGAAGGTGACATTTGGGTTGATACTTCAGATATCGAAAACTACGGATTAAACATTTATCGTTGGGACAATACTGCACTTGAATGGGTAGCAATTGATGTAACAGATCAAACAACAGAAGATGGTATTATCTTTGCAGATGCACGTTACGGATCAAGCGGTGCTACAGGCGATACTGCGGCAGATATCGATGATCTATTAAATGTAAACTATGTTGATCCAGATGCTCCAGATCCAGCATTATATCCAAGAGGTATGTTGCTATGGAACACAAGACGTTCAGGATTCAATGTTAAAAAATTCGTAAGAGGACACATTGACATTACAGCAGACAGTGGTAAAAACCTACGTTACCTAGATGAATCTATGGCATCGTACAAAACTAACCGTTGGATTGGTTGGAACACAACACAAGCGGATGGTTCAGGACTGTTTGGTAGACATGCTCAACGTGCAACAGTAGTTGCGGCACTTAAAGCAAGTGTTAATGCAAATGAATTATTACGTGACGAAGAAACACGTACATTCACATTACTAGCGGCTCCAGGTTATCCAGAACTTACAACAGACCTAATTAACCTAAACGTAGATAGAGGAATCACAGGATTTGTGGTTGCTGATACTCCGTTCAGACTAAGACCTACTGCAACTGAATTACAAAACTACGGTAATAATACAGCAGGTGCATCAGGTGATGGTGAAAAAGGTTTCGTAAGTTTCGACGAATACATGGCGGCGTTTTACCCAGCAGGTTTAACAACAGATGTAACTGGTAACAACATTGTTGTTCCACCAAGTCACATGATGTTGAGAACTATTGCTGTAAGTGATGCGGTAAGTTATCCATGGTTTGCACCAGCAGGTACAAGACGTGGCGGAATTACTAATGCTTCAGCAGTTGGTTACATTGACGCAGAAGGCGAGTTTAATGCTGTGGCACTAAACGACGGTGTGCGTGAAACAATGGCTGGTGTTAAAATTAACCCATTAACATTTATCACAGGTAGTGGATTGGTCAACTTTGGTCAATACACAAGAGCAAGAAATGCAAGTTCACTAGATAGAATCAACGTAGCACGTTTGGTTGCTTATCTACGCAGACAGTTTTCTTTACTTGCTAAGCCATTTATGTTTGAACCAAACGATAAGATCACACGTGATGAGATCAAACAAGCAATGGAAAGCCTATTACTAGAATTGGTAGGTCAAAGAGCAGTTTATGACTTCTTGGTAGTTTGTGACGAAACAAACAACACCCCAGCAAGAATTGACAGAAATGAACTGTATGTTGATGTAGCGATTGAGCCAGTTAAGAGTGTGGAATTCATATACATTCCATTACGCTTAAAGAACACAGGCGAAATAGCAACTTTGGGCAATCTATAATGGGGATAAATAACTTTATACAAGGAGCAAATTAGATGGCTATTTCAAGTTTAAGCAAATTTACAGTTCCGTTGGCGAGTGACCAGTCAGCAAGTTCACAAGGCTTGTTGATGCCTAAACTCAAGTATCGCTTTAGAGTGACACTTGAAAACTTTGGTGCAGGTGCTCCTAACATTGAACTAACAAAACAAATTATCGACGTAACAAGACCTAACGTTAACTTCGAATCAATTGCAATCGATGTTTACAACTCAAAGGTTTACTACGCTGGTAAGCACACATGGCAACCAATCACACTTACAATTCGTGATGATGTGAACAATGCTGTGAGCAAGAGTGCTGGTCAGCAGTTACAGAAACAGTTTGACTTCTTTGAACAATCAAGTGCGGCAAGCGGTATCGATTACAAATTCAAAACTAGAATTGAAATTCTAGATGGTGGTAACGGTGCTAACAGTCCAAACGTGCTTGAAACATTCGAACTAGTAGGTTGTTTCGTACAAGACATTAACTACAACCAGTTAAGTTACGGTGATTCAAACCCAGTTGATGTTACTATGTCAATTCAATACGATAACGCTATCCAGACTAACGGTGCTGGTCAGCCAGAAGGAATTGGTACAGCAATTGGTAGAACAATTAGAACTCTAGCAACAGGCTAAGGCAGTTAATACAATAGTCATCATTCAAGGTCGG